GCTTGTGACTTAGGCTCAGTATGCTCTTCGTCACTGAATCTGTTTGGATTTTCTTTATGCTTAGTAACACCTTTCTTAGAACGATCAATCTCACCACCAGTTGAACTGCGTTCTTCGTCTAGTGCTTTTTCTTTCTTCTTCATGTCATCTTTAGCTTTAACAGCCTGTTTCTTAGCTTCTGTTAGCTGTTGTGCAAATGCACGACGAATGCTTTCTGAATACATGTCAGCGTTTTCAATTGCATCACCATACTCGCTAATCTTCATTTCGTATTCCATGTAGTGATATACACTAGCAATGTAATCAGCAGCTTTGGTAATCTTAGCCTGTACCCATCCTTCTAGCTCTTGATCTTCTTGTATCATTTTAAACAGCTTAAAGCTGTATTGAGCGCACTTAAATAGATCGGCACGAGCCATTTTAGCTTCGTGGTTATCTGGTCTGTTCATCATATTCATGTTGTCTTGCATTTGGGGATTCTCCAATATCGTTGTATTTATCGTTTTAAGCTGCCACCGGTGAGTAAATTAGCCCCCTTAATATCTAAGGCATTTTTTGCTGTACCGTCTTTATTCTTATAAGTCTTGCCCATTTTATTCTTATAAACAGCACCAACACTTACATTTCCTGCACTAGTTGCGCCAGCAGTAGCGTCTTCTTTAACTAATATTTCTTTTATTCGCATAAGTTATTCCAAATATTGCGGGAATCTTTTGTTAAAATGACGCATGATAATACCTGCTTTAGTATTTGCTTCATTTTCTTCATTGCTACCAGTAGCGCCACTTTGTTCATCAAGCTCGCCCTGTTGATCTTGTTTAAAGTGTACTAGTTCGTGTGCCAGTGTTCTAAGTACATCTGCAGGATGACGATCTTTAAGCGCCAACTGTATAGTGCCGTCAGCTGGATTATACCCACCAAAGCTAGGTTGATCACCAGTTTCGATAGTTTTATGTACACTAATTCTAGGCAGCTTATCTAGCTTTAGCAACTTCATTACAAATGGTAAGAAGTCTTCTAGTGCATCCATAGTACTAGGATGAATAACAGCTTCTGTTAATGTTTCATTCTTTTTAGCCTTACCAGCTTTCATATTAGCAAGCCAATGTGCTAACTGGCCCTTACGTCCACCTTGTTTAGCAGTCTTACGTAAACTACTTACTGATGCTTTAGTATTGATACCGTGACGCTTGCTGTCACCTTTGTCTTGTGGATTCTTTCCATCAGCAAAGTTTTCCGCCACACCTTGCTTAACAAACTGAACATTTAATTTAGCATTTTTCCACAAGGGATTTTTAGGATCCATTCTTTGTTGTAACAACCATATGGCAGATACTCTATGGGCGCCATCTTCAAACTTACCGTTTAATACTATTGCTGGTGGCAACTTTGCTAAACTTTCTGGATGATCCTTCAAGTAAGTAGCATACTCTATAACTTTTTTAGTGACACCCCAACTATAATCTTTGGCGTCCCAATCATCAACTACATTATTATAATAAGGCACCCCTGGCACAGATGATATAATATCTTTTACAGTCATTTGTCGAGTTTGTATTTTAGCATCGGGTCCAAACTGTTTTGGAGCACCTGAACTTGGCCCCGGTTGAGGGACGCCTTCCGCCACACCACGATTAACACTTTCGCCACCTCCGCCGTCACCACCGCCGGAGCTATCTCCGCTGTAGCCAGCATAGTATCCATAGCCACCATAAGGTCCAGGACCGTATGCTGCAGAAGTACCTGCAGTACGACGAGCTTTGCGCTTACGTTTCTTAGCCTCGCCTACATTGTAAGTAGGATCGGTCTTCTGACGAGGCATACCTTTGGGTTGATTAGGATCCAATGGATCGATATCAGTAGTAGTGAGACCTGTCTTTTTTAATGCGTTAATATATTTGTGTTCTTCTTCTTCGCTGCCAAAGGAAAATATAGTGCTAGGAGGTCCCTTGCCAAAGTCGTGTTTGCCTAAACCTTTCATATTACTAATATGCTGACCTAACTTGTACCAATCGTAGACATCATCAACATCTACCTTAACAGTACCTGCGGGCATAGTAGGTTTAGTTTCCGGACCAGGCGGCAGATCATTAGGATGGAAATCCTCTTGATCGATCCTTTGCATCAATTCTCTTAAAAACATATTAGCCTTCAAACACGTCTAGTGCATCGTTCCAGTGTTTGATACGATCTTCTAAACCAATAGTTCCACCATTGATGCGTTTACTTAGCAATACAATATCGCCTTTGTCGCAGATTTCGTTTAGCTTGTTCTTGTACCAGAACCAGCAGGCTGTAATAATAGCGTACTCTGGTGTACGCACTAGATCAGGATCGTTAGCGAGTGTGTCGTCACCAAACAAATCACGTGAGCATTGTGTATAGTTTGCACGACCTGTTAACTGTAATATACCACGACCACGGAACTTGTATCCATCACCTGACGCTTCTGGACCATTACCCATACGTCCACCGTAGACACGGTTAGCAATCATTTCTGGCTTTTTAGCATACTGATTTGCAATGGTATCGTCTGGAAAATATTTTCCAAATATACCACGTAGACCTTTTGCACTATAGTTTAGATTTTCTTGTAAAATAGTAAAGTCTGCACTTTCGTGCTGTCCTTGTGCTACAAATCCTGCAACACGAGCCGCAGTAGTAATGCCAAATTTTGGCAAATACTCATTCATAGCATTGTACCAAAATTCTGGCTCTCGATTTTTGTGTAGTAAATGTGTTACCTTATCTAGTGTAAAATCAAATTCAAAACTCATCTGTTGTCTCCTATTGGTTTTTCACCTGTCATATACGGCAAGCTAAACCATAACTTAAACCAATCTGGGGTACCTGGTTTAATATTGTGCGTCTTCATCAACTGCCCTTTTTCGTTGCCCGTAATACTAATATTACTGCCTTCGTTAATGTCATATGGTGTTAGACCTTTGTAACTATTAACACCGGCTAGGCGTTTTAATTGTGCCAGTTCATCCATTATATTAACCTAAATGCCTTTAGATTCTTCTTTGGTGTATTCTTATTTACATCGACAGTTGTATTCTGTTTTGTTATAATACCAACACCTGCTGACTCTAAAGCCTTTTCACGCTGTAATCTATCCCAAGCATTTTCAGCTACTATCTCATTTAATCCATACCCGTCACGGATAGCCATCAAAACTTCACTTACGCTGGCTTCGGTTGTTGGTAGTTTACCGTGTTCGCCAATGTCAGGACGTCCGCCTTCAAATGTTCCTAGTGCATAGGAGAACATGCCGTCACCTTCGTTGTCAATCATAACCATGTAGTATTGACTTTCATCTTCTGCACCTTTAGTGCTAAACATAAATGCATCGTCACCTTTACGCTGTGCTTTCCAGCCCATTGCTTTCATAGCACTACCGATCTTATTAGCAACAACTGGCCAAGGAATCATTTCACCTAATTTGTTTTCCGCTACACTTTTCTCATCGTTGGCAAACTGTTTCTTAGTTGCTTTGACAATGCCCGAAAAACGTTTGTTGCCGCGATCGTAGTCACCTTCTGCATCTGCTTTTTTAGCATCAGCAGCAGCAGCTTTTTTATAACGACCTAGAAATTCATTTGATAACTCATAGAGTGTATCTTTGAAATCATTCTCTGCTACATCTTGCTCTGGTTGTTTAACTTTTTTCTTAGCAGCCTTAACTTTTTCTTTTTCTGCATGAGGTGCTAGATAGTGTGCTACTACATCAAAGAATGGATGTCCTGCTACAGGAGTATCAGAAGGAACACCTGCTGCCTGAGCAAACGCTTCTCTATCTCCCGCTTGTACTGCTGCTCTAAGAGCTGTTGCAGAACTTAATCTAGGAGTAGGTTGTTGTTCTATATTTGAAAAATTGTAATAGCCATGAGCACCGTCTTTGCCGTTATACTGAACTAGAGCTTTAGTAACCCAGTCTTCATCTGTATACACGTTAAGAACTGTGTCGCCATATTTTTTGTAAACTTTACTGGCCAGTGTTAACCAACTAGTCTCAGCGACAATGTGTCCTTTAACTTCAGGCATAACTGCTAGCATGGCTTTAACTTTAATATCGTAAGGTAATGGATCCTTGGGTCCTTGTGTACTTTGATTAGTACCTACAAACCACGCTGGATTTTCACTAGCCATTTCCCATGCCTTAACGTGCCCTTGATGCGGAGGATTAAATCTTCCGAATATAATTCCTACACTCGGCGCCTTAGATTCAAAAAGTTGTCTTAATTTCATCTTTTTTCTCTGTGTTCTTTTTCTTTTCGTCGTGATAGAAATTATGTTCTTCAGATTGTAGTTTGTCGCATACCTCTTCTAAATCTTGACTTGATAAAGTATCTTCCATTCCTTCAACTGGGAAACTATTTTTATAGCACTCAAATGCATGTTTTACAATGGGTACAAATGCTTTAGCACTTACTTGTCTACCAGCATCGCAGTGACGATTAAATTTCTGTATAAATGGATGATAATCCTGGCGATAAAATTGCGGATCGTTTCTCATGAAAAAGATAAGATCATCTGTTAGATCAAATTCTTCTCGTTTTATATTAGGATTGTACAGTTCAAAAATTTTCATAATGTTAATAGGATCTTATAGACATAAAAAATCCCTCTTACGATATTTATCGTAAAAGGGATCTTTGCTTATTGCTTTTTTACTGCTTTACACACTGCTCTACGTTCTGTATATTGCTGCTTAAGAACATTTTAACCATGGTTAATGACTTTTCATCCTTAACATAAAAGTAATACCCGCCCCAACTATGCTCTTTAGACAACTGTGACGATGCACGTTTAGTTAACTTAACTTTATCCTTTCCACTACACCATTGTAAGAAGTTATTGTAGTTTTGTCTAGTTCTTCCCATAGTTACGCGATAATCGTAATCTAAATTCTTTACAATAATCTTTTTATCTTCTAAGTTTGCTTCTGATCCGGGCGTTGGAACACTTACGTATTTTACACTGTCTACATTTACTTTGGCTAATTTTTCAATATCTGCTTTGTTATTTGTATAAAAGTTTATATAAGGACTTTCAATTCTAATAATAAAATCAGTCATCTTTTGCATAGCTGAAGTTAACTTAACAGCATATTCTATTTCCGTAGTAGTAATAGTCCTTGCCCAATGTGCATGAGTAGACATATCTTGTACTGCTGTCATTGTTTTAACGTGCTCTAAATCTGCGCCTCTAAACCAGCTGGCCGTTTTAGTGACAAGTACAATTTTGTATTTGTACTTGCCATTAAACAACTTAGTTGTTTGTTTGGTCTGTATTGACAGTGCTAATTTCATTAACAATTACCTTTGGAGTTTTTGGCTTTGCAGTTAACGTTAGAGCGCCATCTGTAACTCCAATGCTCAACATTCCTCCACCTTTTAAGTCACCAAACAACATTAGTTTAGCCAGCGGACGTTTAATGTCCTTGTCAATGACACGCTGTAACGGTCGAGCACCCATCTTAGCATCAAAGCCTTTTTCGATTAACCAATCAATTGCTTCATCAGCAATTTTAATCTTGATGCCTTTTTCTTTAACTTGCTCACGCACTTCGACCATAAACTTACCAACAATTTTGATCATAGTTTCTTTAGTTAACTTACCAAAGGTTACAACACCATCTAGACGATTTCGGAACTCAGGAGCAAAGAACTTTTTAAGTGCTTCGTCACTATACTGCTTTTCCTGTTGACCAAATCCAATCTGATTCTTTTCAGAGTCACTAGCGCCAGCATTAGTAGTAATGATTAGAATCAAATTACGGCAATCTGCTTTCTTACCATTAGATCCTGTGACAAATCCATTGTCCATCATCTGCAACAGAATAGTAGAAACATCAGGATGTGACTTTTCGATCTCGTCTAACAATAATACACAGTTAGGATTTTCTTGTACTTGTGTAATTAACAAGCCAGCATTTTCTTCAAAGCCTACATATCCCGGAGGGGATCCAATCAGCTTACTAACTGAATGCTTTTCTTGATACTCACTCATATCAAAACGCACAAGTTTAACACCTAGATTCTTAGCAAGTGATTTAGCAGTTTCTGTTTTACCAGTACCTGTTGGACCCATAAACACAAACGCACCTACTGGACGATTCTCTGCTTTCAACCCAGCTTGGCTAACAAGAATCTTGTCAACAATTTCTGTAATAGCAGTTTCTTGTCCGTAAACTTCTTGTTGTAAGTTAGCTTCAAGATTTGCAAGATTTGTAGATTCTTGTTCTGCAATCTTCTCAGTAGGCATATTAACTACCTTAGCAAGCTCATATTGAATAGCTGCCTCGTCGACTACTTTATCTTCGGCAATTTTTAAATTAAAACGTGAACATGCAAGATCAATTAAATCAATTGCTTTATCAGGCAACTTTTTATCTGTTTGATATTTAATGCTAAGTTTTACGGCTGCTTGAATAGCATCATCTTTAATTTTAACATTGTGATGTTGTTCGTAATACTTCTTAATGCCTTTAAGAATCTGTACTGCCATTTCTGGAGTAGGTTCATCAACAGTAATACGAGCAAATCGGCGCATCAATGCACGATCCTTTTCGAAGTACTTGCGATATTCTTCCCATGTAGTTGAGGCAATAACTTTAATGTTACCTTTACTTAATGCTGGTTTCATCATATTAGCAAGATCATTACTACTTTGTTGTCCGCCTGCACCTGCACCGCTAATCATGTGTGCTTCATCGATGAACAATACAGTCTTACCTTTCTTGTCAAGGCCTTTAAGAACTAACTTAAAGCGTTCTTCAAAGTCTCCACGATACTTACTACCAGCAAGCATAGCACTAATGTCTAAGTTGTAAACAGTGTATTCTTTTAAGAAGTCAGGAACAGCACCTTTGACAATGTTGTAGGCAAGTCCTTCTGCAATAGCAGTCTTACCAACACCTGGATCACCAACTAGAATCACATTGCTTTTACTACGACGACCTAACGACAAGGCAATATTTTCTAATTCGTCAACACGCCCGATAACTGGATCAACTTTATTCTTTTTAACTGAATCATTAAGATTAGTTGTAAAGGCTTTTAGGGCTCTTTCACTTTGTCCATCACGTGGATCATCTTCTGCTTCTGTTTCTTGAATATCGCTATTCAAATAATCGGCAAATTTATCTTTATCAATTTCTGCTTGAGCAATATAATAGTGAGCATAGCTACGCTTTTCGCTCATGATAGCAAGAAAAACATCAGTAGGTTCGATCTTCTGACGTCCGTTAAACAGAACTTGTGTAAACGCACGATTTAATACACGTTCAACAGCTTGTGTCTTACGTGGCTTAGTATCAACTTCTTCAGTAATAATTTCGTCACATTTATTTTTAAGGTACAGCTCTAGATTCTTTTTAAGAAAATCAGCATCGGCACCATATCCAGTAACGCACTTGTTAAATGATTCCTCACATAGCATTGCAAAAAGCAAATGTTCTATAGTTAAGTATTCATGTTTAAGTTTTTTAGCTACATCAATAGCTTTTTCGAATACCTGTTGCAATTCGCCACTCGGTTCTACCATTTAATTTCCTCTTACGGTTAAGTTGTTTTTATAATTTTAGCATAGAGTGTTTCGAACTCTTGCCTTAATTGGCTATCTGTAATAGCAGGGATTTCTACGTGGAGGATTACGACAAGTTTGCCTTGCATGTGTGAGTTAAGATCTCTGAACCCTTTCCCTCCTACAGCAAACTCTGCTCCAGAATGAATACCTGCTCTAATCTTAAGAGGAATTAATGATCCGTCTAAGGAAGTAACTTCTTTAATACAGCCTGTCATAGCCTCGAGAATAGAGATATTGAATATTGTTACAAGATCATTTCCTCTTCTTTCCCATACAGGGTCGGGCTCAACTATAACAGTAACATTTAAATTTCCTCTAGGCAAATTAGGAATAGAATCATCTCCAAGATCGGCATATCGAATAGTCTGTCCTGTTTGTACCCCTTGAGGAACATCAACCACTACTGTTTGTGCTCTTCCAGTTGGTGTGTTAAATCTTGCTTCAATTTGAGTTCCTGTATAACTTTGTTTAAGTGTTATACTAACTCTGATTGAAAGATCTCTATTTCGGCGTTGTTGTCGAAACCCACCAAACGGATTCCCACCACCGAACCCAAATGCTGTTCCAAATATATCATTGATATCTTGGAATCCATGGGTGCCACTACGTGCTTGAGCAAACGGGTTATTTTTTTGAGCATCATATTGTTGACGCTTCTGATCATCGCCTAATGTGTCGTAGGCTTGTGAGATTTCTTGAAATTTCTGTGTATCGCCGCCACGATCAGGATGATTCTTCATGGCCAACTTTTTGTAGGCCTTTTTGATATCATCCTGACTTGCGTTTTCAGCTACACCTAGTATTTTATAATAGTCCATAGTACTATTATATAGCACTATAAACTAAATGTCAATCTAATTCAGGAAAATCTTCTTCCAATGGTGGTCTGCTAGGCATTGGCTTGTCCATAGCAGGCATCATTGTTGCTGCCGCAAAACCTCCGGCTGCACCAACTGCTGCGGCTCCGAGTGGTGCTGAACTAAAAGACCTTGGTGCTGTTGGAGTTGTGCCCCAACTCGGTGCTGGTGTGTAACTTGTGCTTGGTGCTGGAGAACCGAAGCCCCCAGGCGCTGCACCGAATCCTGATTGCGGTGCGCCAAATGCTGGAGTCCCGCTCTGGAATCCTGTTCCTGGTGCTTGTATTCCGCCATTGTTTGCTCCTCCGAGTTTTTCTTGTGTGCGTCCAAATGCCGCGATACCTAAAACTGCACCCATTGCAATGTGAAACAATCCGGCACCCTGAAGTGTTAGTGGATTCCATTGTGTAAGGCCCGTACCTACAGTAGTCTGTAATAGACTCCATAATACTGGAAATATAACCATGTCCATAGTACAGACCAGCATATACATCCAACCCATCATTGGACGCCATTTTGAATTCATCCAATCTTCTTTCTTTGTTTCGCTTGCGCTCTTTACTTCTTCGCTCATTTGTCGCCCCTATTGTTATTTAAAAGAACAGATATAAGCCGTTCAGGCTTAGTAGTACGCCAACGCCGGCTACTACAAAACTGCCCCAGAACATGCCCATACTAACTGCAAGAATACTTGCTGATAGCACAACAATGGCTAGTTGATATGCTGTACTAGCATAACCGATCCATGGACTGGATTTCTTAGCTTCTTCACGAACTGCTTCCATAGCACGAGCTCTTTCAGCAATTTCTTTCTTGTCAGCATCCATGCGTTCTTTCTCGGCTTGGAATTCTGCTTTTAATTGTGGATCATTAGTTGTCTTAGCGGCAATTTCGTATGTAACACCACGTCCTGCTTTGGCTTGATACTGTGCCCATGTGTTGTTAGCGCCTAGTGTATTGTTAAGAACTGTTGAACTTAACTTACCACCGTACCAAGCATTGACTGCTAGTAGCAATGCAAATACAGAAATAACCATACCTGCTTTGTCTTTTAGCTTGGCTTCACGCTCTGAACGTGATCCCACTGGGGGCTTAGGCGCATCTGGATCTTTTGGTGTTTTTGTTATTAACTTTAATACTGAATCAACTACTGACATTTCTCACTCCTGCTTAATATATTAGTATTTAATCAAAATCCAAATAAGTTCTTCTTTGGTTCTACTAGAAACTTCTCTGCAATATCAGCACCTTTAGCACGTACTATTGGATCAGGGCTAACTAACATTTCATTTATTAGAGCAGCTTTAGCCATCTTATCCATGGTTTGATCTTTAGATATTGATTTTTGTACTTCTGGATTAGTGGCGCAGCCTGCTAACAACATTGTTGCAATGATTAATGTAATTTTCATTTTATGTTCTCGTATATTTTCTTTTGTGTATCATACCACTCTTGCCAACCTTCTACTTTAGTTGAACATTCGTAATATAAGGTATAGTTGTGTATTACAACTTTTAACATTTCTGTTATTGCTACTTTGTCACCTTCAATTTTTCTTAACTGCTCGCACTTTTCTTTTAATGCCTGCGGAGCTTCTGGAAATTTAGGCTTAACGGGTACAGGAGTTGAACATGCAACTAATAATGTAGTTAAAAGTATAGCAAGGTATTTCATTTCTTGCCCTCTGCTGCTTTGTTTAATTCTGTGGCTTGATTATGTATATCTATCATTTCCTTAGGAACAGGACAGTTTTCAATGTATTTGATCACTTCTTCTCGTCTAATTCTTTCAGGACCTTCGACTTCTTTGATTACCTCTTTAGTGTTCCATCGATCAACATATTTGATAATGTCTTGACCCTTTTCTTTAATCACTTTGGTCTGTGTAACAACCTTTTCTTGTATTTCTACATTTTTCTCAGTAGATTGTTCTTCAGCTAGTTTTACTTTAGCCTCTAAGTCTTTAACTTTAGCTTCCCATACTGCATTAGTACTGTTGGCACTTATAAACCATATGCTAACTAATAAACTTGCAACACTAACTGCCTGTATAGGAAATCTATACTGACTAACAAATGGTATACGCTTTAATAACCATGCTGACAGTATTCCTATCACGCTGCCTACTAATAATGTAGTCCACACCCACTCAGGTATTAAACCTAACATCCATTGAAATTGCCACATTAAATTTTCTCCAATGCTACGGCGTATCTGCCGTTCTCAAAAACAAATTTATCACCAACTTTAGTAATATTATAGTTGCCCACGTACTTGGTAAAGTACATGATCTCACTCATTGCATTACCTTCTAACATAATCGGACCTGTAATATTGTCATATACTTGTGCGGTTGTTCCAAAGTCTGAAATTCTCATACGCAACGGTTCTGCAAACTTACGTTGGAACACAATATCATTATGGTCAACACTAACTGCTTCTAAAAAACTACGTCCGAAAAAGTTACTAAAGTTGTTCATAACATTTTCTTGAATATTAATCTCATACTCGTCTTTGGTTTTTGGAATAGTATTACTTAAATTATCAGCGTCTGCATCAATACTGTTAAAACTCTTGTGGTATCTAAATTTAAAATCATCTAAGTCAGCTAGTTTACCAATACCGTTTAAAAGTTCTATAATCTGTTCTGCAATTCGACGATTACGTTCAATTTCTACAAACACTTTATATTTTCCGTCACTAAGCTCGCCGGGGCTAGCATCTGCATCTAATACAAAATCATAACCGTTTTCTACAAATTCAACTAGATCTTGTGCAGGTTCTTGATTTTTTACAGTAAATGCTAGTACAACAATGTCTTTGTCTTCGCCCATCTTACTAGCATAACTGTCAACTTCAAATATGTTGTCAACTAACATGCGAAGATCGCCTGCTGTTAGTCCTTCATTAACTTGTGTCATTATACTTCACCCCCTGCCGGAGCAGCAGGTGCCGCTGGAGCCGGAGTCGCCGCAGCCGTGGCCGCCGCAGCTTCAGCTGGTTGTACTGGAGCAGCATCAATTTTCTCACTTCTACCAATGCCCATACTTTCTTTCATCTTAGTCATATAACCATTATAGATATCAGTTACTAATTTTTTAGGCATAGTAATTTCAACTAACCATACCGGTGTATGATCTAACTTACCTTTACGTGTACCTGGACGGAAGTCATCAGATGATCTAACCTCACGTGGCTCAATTAAATGAGTTTTTTCGTACTTTACTCTACATCCGTAATCAAGCAAACGTTTTGCTGCCATTGGGTCAGGCATCTTTTCACGTGGCCACATAAAACTAGCAGTAACCCAGTGACGGTCAACAGCGGGCCCTGAAGCTAATTCTCCCTCGTCCCAATTTTTATATACGTACATATTCATTTCGTCTAGAACACGCTCAAAGTCTTTGAGTGTACTTAAACTGCTGTTTGTACTATAAATTGATTCTACGTTTTTAATAACGTCAAGTATATCACGCATGGTTATTCCTAGAAGGTTCTACTCTTATTTAGCAGGCTTTAAATCATATGTTGTCAGTTTACTTTAGTCCAAAATGACTAAGTAATAGTGTAGGACCTCTGTAGTTACTGAGGCGGTCGCTACATGTCCTGCTTTACTAAAAAGTGGGAGATAACTTAATGAGTAAAAACACAAGAGTGAAAAAACGTTTTACTTCAGATGTGAATGTAATTGATTTCCATGCACACAAACCTGCGAAAAAACAGCGTGTAAGCCTGTTACCTCGCAATAAACACCAAGAGTCTTATCTATACAAGTTGCACGATGACAGCAAGAACATCTTGTTTGCCATTGGGCCGGCTGGTACGGGTAAAACATTGTTGGCTGTTCAAATGGGAATCAAACTTTATCAAGAAGGTAAAGTTGATAGAATTATAGTCACAAGACCTGCCGTTTCTGTGGATGAGGATTTAGGATTCTTACCGGGTACGCTAAATGAAAAAATGGCGCCATGGACAAGACCAATCTTCGATGTATTAGGAGAATATTATCTAACTAAGGAAATCGAATCGATGCTAGAAGAAGGTATTATAGAAATAAGCCCACTTGCATACATGCGTGGTCGTACGTTTAAGAATGCTTACATTATTGCGGACGAAATGCAGAATGCTACTCAGAACCAGATGAAAATGCTACTAACCCGCCTAGGAGAAAACTCTAAAATGGTAGTAACTGGTGACTTAAATCAAGCAGACAGATTAAAAGACAATGGACTTATAGACTTCATTGGTAAAGTTGAAGGACGTAAGTTATCTCACATTGATGTTGTGCGTTTTGATAGTTGTGATATTGAACGACACAATGCCGTTAAGGAGGTACTAGACCTTTACGGTGACGATTAAAAAAAGGGGACCTAGTCCCCTTTTAATTTCTTCCCCAATGTATTTTATTCCATATTCTTTCATGTATGTAATATAATATAGTATTAGCTGTCACTTGTACTATTGCTATTGATCCGGCAATTAAAAAACTGCCTAAAATTAAATAGGATATCACAAATGTACTAAAACTACCAGTTAGCCTCCAACTGATAGTCTTAGCAATACTACGGGATGTAGTTTCAATCACTTATCTAAGCCTAACTCTTTACGAATTTTTGTAGCTGAAATGTCGGTTACAGATTCATCAAATGACTCTTCACCACTAGTATAGCCTACGCCACGCCCCCATCCAATATGTACAATGTTAGGTACTACTTGGATTTCATATTGCCCTTGATATAAAGGGTCTAGATCACGTTTGATAAATCCCTTAACCTTAGCAACTTCAAAAGGATTACTACCTTGCCACCCTTGCACATCACGTACCTGAATAATAACTTGTCCAGTTTTTGCCAGCAGCCTTTCAAACAATGCACGATGACCATCATGCCATGGTTGCCAACGACCTAACATTTGTACAGTAGGTTTCTTCCAATCAAATATTGGACGACGTCTGTTATCTATAATATGTGCGGCGATAAATTCGCCCCATTTTTCGCTGTTCTGTTCTGTAATACGGAAGTCGTAAACTTCAGGCTCTATGAACATGGCATTAGTATCTGCATACCTCCCCTCACGGATAGTATCAACCCAGATAGTCCAGTCTGCTTTAAAGTTATTACGCATTTCGACTAATGGTGCAACAAAGTCACAAATAACATAATCATATTCTATCATACTATCTGCTAGTTCACGCATACGCAAACTTTGACGGATACGCCCTTCGTGACTAAAATCCCAGTCATTATACTTCTTACGCACATCATCTGCATTGAGCCAACCTACTTTTTTCTTTTCATTTTGTAAATGCTCTAGTACATGTTGTGCTAGATAAGTTTTGCCCGCACCTGGCAGACCCATAATTAAGATTCTAAGTTTTGCCCGCACCTGGCAGACCCATAATTAAGATTCTTTTTGGCATGTTATTCTCCTATTTGTTTTACTTCAATCCCTGATTTTTCAAGGAATTCGATTCCGTCAGTACTGCGATAGTTTTCACCATAATACACACGACGAATACCTGACTGATGAATGAGCTTGGCACAGTGGATACAAGGACTGTGAGTAACAAATAAGTCAGCCCCAAGACCACTGTCATTAGACTTCGCCAGTTTTGCAATAGCATTTGACTCTGCATGTAATACCTCATCCTTCGTGACTAACCGATATCTACGATTTGATTCTACTTCTTTATCATATTCTTCAAGAGGCCAACGCTCGTAAATCTCTTCTGGATCTAACCATCCACCAGCATCACCACTCATGTAGTCTTTGTACTCGCACTCATTGTCCCATCCTACTGGCATACCATTATAGCCAATAGAGATAATTCTATCATCCTTAACTACAATAGCACCAACGTGTAATCTACGTGCAGGACTTAGTTCAGCAAAACGTTTTGCTGTGTCCATGTAGGCTTTAACGAACTTTTCCTTCATAAGTGACTTAGTCTAATTAATGTGGCTGCAAGGTTAATCTCAGGGTCGCTTACTAATGTATGATCCACTAGTCCTTGTTTAATAATGAGAATAGCTTTCTCCTGTACAGCTTCTTCACCGAATATATTTACATTATCGTAGAGCCAGCGATATATTTCTTCCATTTCCTCTGGACGAGCTTGTCCGCAAACTAGCTTACGTGCTTCTGCAATCTTACCTTTCTTAAACAGTTCAACCATTTCAATCTTATAGTCAGCCTCACCAGTGTCGCCTTTTTCGGGCGTATGTAGCTTGCCTTCTAAACTGTTCATCTGCACAGTATTAATACACTTACGCAAGTCTGGATAAGTTGCTTTAACAAACGTGTCAAGTGTGTCAAGATCAAACTCTACGTTCTCTTCAACGAGAATAGTAGCAACACGAGCAGTAAATTCAGTAACGTCAACTCGCTCAATGTGGAAGCCTTGACAACGACTGTGGAGAGCAGGGATAATCCTATTAGGATAGTTACAAGTAAGAATAAAACGAGCGGTCGTATGGTATTCCTCCATGACTCCACGTAGTGCAGCCTGTGCGTTAGGTGATAAGTAATCTGCTTCATCTAGTAATACTACCTTAAAGTCTCCAAATGGAATCATTTGTACAAAATTTACAATCTTATCACGCACATCTTCTACGGAGTTAGTACGTGACGCATTGATTTCTAGAATGTCTAAGTCTTGAATTTCAAGTTCATTAAACAAGATCTTAGCCAGTGTTGTTTTACCAATGCCTGCATTACCACTAAACAGCAGGTGAGGAATAGTGCCTTGCTTGATCCAGCTTTGTACTTGCTCTTTCTGATGATTATCGCGGAACACATAACCGTCAATGGTTGCAGGACGGTATTTTTCAACCCATAGTTCTTTCATAGTTTAGTTCCAAAGTGTTCGTTAACGCATTTAATAACTTCTTGTATTACACACCTTGCCTTATCTAGGTCATACGTAGTGTATGTACATCTGTTATAGGTTTTTTGATCATTCATAACATTAAAAATATCTTTAATAATGAGTTCTGCAAACTTTTCATATTCTGTGTCTTTAGGCATTGTAACAAATTTTACGCCTGCCTGTTCTAATAGTTCTCTAATTCTTTCCGTCATACAATTTTTCCTAATCCTAACCAGATTAGTTGATCTAATTCTTGTTGATAATCTTGTCTCAATCTACGTTTCTCATAGATTGCTTGTAGAACTTCTGTTCCGTTACCATAGTCCACAGTACCAGTACCTCTACGTTCTAGTTCTTCAATTAGCTCGTCAGTATCAAAATCTTCTAAATCAACTTCAACTTCAACTTCTTTATATACCAATCCCATTATACTAACTCCTCAACAATGCCTAATACTTCTGCTATAATAATCAATGCACCGCACACAACGAATGAGCCCATAATAAGAGAGGCACCTGCGGCAATGCGTACAGCACTTTTTACAATGCTGACATAAAAATGACCTTTGCTTGTATCTTTAGGTTGTATTTCCATTTTTAATCCTTTCTGCGTCGACTACACGTTGACGTAATTCTGTTGTTGAAAAGCCGTGTTTCCTATGATTGTAATACACTTGCATATCTAAGTGCTCACCTGTAAATGACTTAGTCATATACTCTTGTCCTAGTATTCTAACATTAATAGGATAAGAAAGCAAGATGTTTAGTAAATCTTCTTCAGTGGCATACACTAGTATTTCATCAATGTATTTGCAGGCTTTGAGCTGTTCGTATCTTTCAAATACACCTTGAACTGGCTTGTTTTTTTCAGGACGATCTATAGTTGGATCTGTTTGTAGGCCGACTATCAAATGGTCGCATTGTGTTCGTGCTTCTTTGAGCATCATAATATGACCTGCGTGGAACAAGTCAAAAGTTGAGCAAGTAAATCCTATTTTCATTCTTTTATTATAGAGAAAAAGAAAGGGTCTGTCAAGACCCTTTGAGTTACTTGCTCACAAAAGGAGCCAACTCCGGCGGCACCCACCCTACGGGTTTCAATACCTTACCGTCCTCACGTTTACGAACCTTGCCAGTCTCTTTATCAATCTTGGCTAGGTTAGTACCAATGACTTCTCGCCAACCGCCTTCACCATCAAAGCCCCCGCTGTGTATTGCACCAATGGTTACTACGATGAAGTCTAACAGTGCATCTAACTGCTCTACACGGTCTTCCATTAACAGTGCAGCTTTAAGCTCTTTCCATTCTTCGTCCATGAGTGACAAATACAGTTTGTACTGTTCTGCATTTAGTTCGCCAACAGTTTGATCGCTAGCTTTCATGAATTTTTCTTGATCACGAAATGGATTTGTCATTATTCTTGTCCAATAAGTATTTCTTCTGGTGGAGTTTCATCAGAAACTAGTAACATTTCCTTAATGTCAACTTTTCTAATAATTTTCTCCCCAGTTGCATCTTCAATTTTAATTCCCCTAGTCCATCGACCGTGTGATACTAAAATCCATTGCCCGACTGTTACATCTTTTTGTTTTGGACCAACTGCATATATTTTACCCCATCGTGGATGTATACCGTGTATTTTACCATTATCACTTTGAACAATAATGCCGCCTGAGGATTTTTGCTCGCCAAAGCTCATATCATACACAAATACTGCATCGTGCAAGGGTCTAAAAGTAGTAAATTTTATAGAATGAATATTTATACTTACGTTTCTTATAAAATCGCCTTGCTGATGTTTATGAACACCCATGAGTGTTGCAGATTCATCATCAGATAGTAGTAATCCCATATTTTATTTCCTAAGTTCAGAACTATCTGTATGATACTCAGTACTTGATTCTTCACGCTTGCGGATGATTTTGCCATTGGCTCCTAATTCGTCGCCACGAGCATTCATCTTTGCATTGCCTACTGCTACAGTAGTTTCATTGCGAATACGCATTTTATCAATATCAATTTCTTTGCCCTGCATACTTCTGTATACTTTACGAGCTGCTTCTTTCATTGCCATAATAATCTCCTTACGATTATATTAATACTTATCTCAAGAATTCACGCCAGTCTAAATTATATTTTATACTGTCAATTTTATGTACCCCTAGTAAGTATAACACATAACTGGCTACACTACTACCCCTTCCTACACCCCAGACTACATTATTAGCTCTAAGTGTATCTACAATGTACTTTAAAACAAACAATAAATCCAACATTCCGTGTTCAATAAATGCTTCGAGTTCTTCACTTACACGATCAGTTTCTTCTTTAGTGTTACAACATCCATACAGATATTCTACTAAGTTTGGGCAGTAATCTTTAGGTATAAACCAACTAGACTGATTAGCTTCGTCAAAAAACTTTTGATCTTCATACGGATCTACTTGCTTAGGACTAATTCCTAAATTTTTAAACAGTGCTCGAACCTCGTCTGTTGGCTCTGCAAAAATTTGATCAAAATAATCTAACTGCCCTTTATAGAGCATGTTAAAAATATCGTGTTCTTGAAATATTGGATTACCGAATTTGTCTGATAGCATTTAGCTATTTTACTTGACATTAATTAATTTGTCAAGCTCAGGACTCTTCGTTTGGTGTTGTTGCCAAGTTTTTGCTTGCCTAGATCTTAACTCCTCGCGGTATAGATCCAAAAACATTGTTATTTGAGTTTGTACCCAAGGATTAGACGCCTGCCAATATTTCTTGCTAAGATCTTGAATTCGAGATTCAATTTCAGCATCTTTCAGCTTGCTATAATCTTCTGCTAGCGGATGCATTAGGCAAATACTCCGACATACTTAACATATACAGTATTTCCACCGTTAACTGTCCACGCATCAAAAACATGACGATGAGCAGTGTTAGTTGACAATGCTAAAGGAAAAGTAGCACCATTAACGATTACAGTTCCGGAAGTTGTTGCAAATGTTACTGTACGTGCAGACCCATCACTACGTACATCAACTCTTACTTTGGCAAATCTATCGCTAGCCGGCCATTGTGAAAATGTTAATGTTACTGCGTTAGTGTTTAATTGATACACAAAGTATTCTGCTTCTCTAGTATCAATTGTGTAACTAGCAGTTGTTCCTATTGTGTATACTGTACCTAATAATCTATTAGTGACTGCATTATTGATTAATTTATCGTTAAAATCGCTACCATCAACACCTCCAACAGTTACACCTGTTAGTTCTAAACCTTCTGTATTAGCTTGTAAGGCTGTGATTTCGCTGGCAGCAGTTGCTAGTCCAGTTTTAATGTAATCAAAATTATCTCTAAATCCTTGACTATTATTGTCTTGCCCTGCTACAGGGAATGCTGCATCAATAGCAGTTGAATTAATTGCGCTTGTCATGATATAGTTGTCCTATCGTTTTTAAATGCGATGTATTTATCGGCAGAGTAGCCGGTGACAGAATCTATTATATACCTGTCAATTACATAGTCAATTTGTTTAAAATCAAATGCTCGATTTTTAATGTTTAATAAAATGTCATCGCCTGTCCCAGGCTTGCAATAACACAGTGGAATAGCTTTAACGTAATCTAATTCTTGTACACTACCATCTTGAATAGTACGCATCCAAAGTGGCAAGTAATTTCTTTCTCGTAAGCCAATAGACTTAATACGTTCACGCCATAAAGCAACACTAGCTGGAAATCTTAAACTACTGTTTGGATCACCTGCAAATACGTCACTGCTGTCAATACTAACTTCAAACGGATCTGCAGGTTTAAAGTATGAAGTATCTTGATTAAAAGGTCCATTATAATATTGATTATTTTGATCAATAGTTATTGCAGTGTTACTATTAACTGTGGCAATTACATTAGGTAAACTAATTTTGCCAATTTCTAAAGGATCTATAACTTCAATGTAAATTATTTCGTAGACAACAGTATTTGTTCCAGTGATTTTTGCCTGTGCTTTTTTAACATCGCCTAATTTAAATTTCTTAGGCTTGTGATTGCGTCCAACTGCACTTACTACCTCGGCAGCACTTTTAGTTTCAATACCGGCAAACACTAACATTTTAAGATCATTCTGTATTCCAAAATTTGGATCACTGGGTCTGTAAATAGAACCTGAACTGAATATATTCGAATCAGTAATGAATTCTCTAAACGCATCTCTCTGAGATTGTTTTAAGAAAGGTTTAACAACCATGTTGCTATACAATCTATCATTAGGTGTATCAATATCAAGAGTAAATGTTCTTGATATTGCACTATAGCTTAGTATGTCTCTTGCCTGTACTGTAAATGTATATGATTTATCTACTGTAGTATCGCCTGCATCTAATAGTAAATCGCCACCGTCAAATGTAATAATGCCTGGATTTATAAATGAATACAAATCCCATTGTGCAATATTAAATGATAAGCTGCTTCCGGGCGTTATTCTTTTATAATAAACTCCACTGTATTTTACAACATCATTTAGCAAGTAATTTCTATTAGAAACCCATGTTCCACAATACCTAGTTCCCGAACCAAATTGATTTACTTTACCTACAATTTCGCCATCAAGGGCTAAAGTAAGTCCGGGCGGCAAACTACCAGACTCAAGGACATATAATATTGCAGAATCTGCAATAGTACTTGATGCATTTAACGCAAGGGTGCTAATGTAATTCGCCCCAATAGTACCTAATGCACTTGGAGAATTCCATGTAATAACACTGTCTAATTCACCAATTAATTGTATGGTAAATGTACGAGTAGCACTGGCAGTCTCAGCTTTGTCGCTATACCTAGTAGCAGTGATACTAAAATTATAAGTTTGAGTGATTGCTGGTTGATACGGTACTACTCCGAACACTTCTGATGTTCCAGAATCGAATACCATTCCCGGAGGCAATATGCTTAATGTACCTAATTCTAAAAATGTATTATTAAAAATTTCACAAGTTAAGTTAGGCAATACTGTAAGTACATATTCAGTAGATGAAATTGTTTGCACATTTACTATTTTATACACAGTGCTGTCAGCACCTGTTACATATTTAGATAACGAAATCTTACTTGCAGTTGTTGGTACAGCAGAAGCATTTCTAATTCGTAATAAATTTCTTCCGATCTTGTTTTCTAACGTCGATGTTGTATATGCTTTTGCAGACATAACCGGATTTACAGTATCAAGTGAATAGGTAATTTGTCCAAGGTCAATAGCTTCGTACGTATCTAATTTTAATGTTACATAATTATTAGCACGTCTAACACCAAGATTACTTGGAGTAACCCATATAGGTGCTCTTACATAAGTACCATCTACAGTGTATGCACCGTTACCTGAATTAATAGCTACTGTATCAGCACGGAAATAGTCATCACCAACTACAAATATTTTAAACTTTCTAGTTGAGCTAGTATCACCGTCAGTTACCGTTACTAAAAATTCATAGTACCTGTTTAATTTTTTCGGAGTTAAAGAATCTACAGAATAATCATAATTAGTAGTGTCGTACAGATAACTATCGTACCCGTTACTTGGACGATAACCAAAATCATATGCTACTGTATCAAATACTGCGGTATCGTATGCTCCAGTGCCAACGTTTAAAGGAATAGCTAATGCTGGCTGAATCCAACCTACAATTCTGCCATCTTGTGTTAGTATAAGTCCTGGAGGTAATTGACCTCCATCTTTAGGTTGAAAGAATTTTAATGTTTGCCCAGTAGCTGTATCAAAGTCTGTCACTGATAATTGAAAGTCAACATATGAACTATCTAATATGTAATATTGATCATTAGGTCCAATAGGTAATGTACCTGCTGCTGTTTGCCATTCAGGCTCGTCACTGCCTTCGATAGTCCAAAAGAATGTTCTATCTGCAATCTGTGTACCGTTGCTAGCTCTAATAACAAATTCAAAATCTGTTGTTCTAGAAACTTCAAATGGAGTTCCTTGAATAGTGTTGTTAACAATTCGTAATCCAATAGGAAGTTTACCAGATATAACCGAGTATGTAACTAAAAAATCTATATTAAGAGTAAATTGACAATTACTATTGCCAGCAAGTATTGTAATGACATCACCGTCACGATAGCCTACACCCGGAATGTTAACACTAATAGCAATTACCTGATTGCTAACGCAGGCATACTGTACTACCATACCTGTACCAGACCCGCCGCTAACTGATGCACTTCCGCCGTTGGTAGGATAATTAGTACCAGCATTAGTAATTTGTAATGTTGTTACTACATCTCCAGCGGTAGGCAACTGTAGATCAACTATACTTCTTTCTTGTATAGTACTAAATCTATAACCAGATCTTTGGGTCCACACGGTTAGTGCCATTACAGAGTCCTTCTAATTCTTCTTCTAGGATAAACTGCTCCGCTAGTAGGCCTAGGTTGGTAGTTAAGTTTTGGAAATGTATTTCCTGACGTTGGACGTTCTTTATAATAATATAAAAATAAATTAGCTGAACCTTGTAGATCTTGTCCGTCTGCAGGACCATTCGAGTTAGTAGTTATTTGCCGCCTTGGCTTGTGCCTGATTCATATTAGGATATATTTCCAACGCACATGCTAGAACTCCGCACACCTGCGGGCTTGCCATACTGGTTCCGCTATACTTTCCTAAATAATATCCTGACTCTCTAGGATCGCTAACTCCACTGGGTAATGCACTGATAATATGCGTACCGGGAGCATATAAATCTACTCCTGGACCACAGTCACTATACTGTACCTTTTGATCTGTGGATATAGAGTCAATTGATCCCACACATATTGCCGGCATTTCAAAACCGCCACCGGCAGCAGTATCGTTAGCAGTAGGACTAGTTCCTCTCATATAGTAATAAGGATTAGCTACACTATCGGGATATCTAGTAGCCATCTCAAATCTGTTGTTCCAGTCCAGCCCACCCGGCACATCATGTTTCCACCGACCGTTACCAGCAGCACCTACCATGATAATACCTTCTGAGTATAATTCTTCAATGTCTGCATCAGCGGCTGAAACTCTAGCAGGAATACGCTGACCACTGATGAATCCCCACGCATTTAATTGTTCAGTAGTAAATGCGCCAGTTGTTTTTCTAGAATTTACACCTACTTGTAAATCAATCTGGTCTGGAGTAGCTTCGTAGAATACATACTCGCAAACCATAGTTGGAGATCCTAATACTCCAGACGTACTTGCAGCCCCTTCCATTCTTATATTAAATGTTCTGCTTCCTGCAGTGCCTTGTGTAGTGTAATAAATTCTCTGCACACTGTTATCAGCAGCACTCCACATGATTTTAGGAAGATTAGGAGAACTTTGATTAACTGTTGACCATACTGTAGAACCTGCTCCGAATGTTAGATAGAAGTTTGTGCTAGGATATATTTCATTATAAGTAGTTCCAAGATAAGTTATAGGAAACGGTAAAGCTAAATTCCAGTAGCCGTCATCATTGTTACCTACAGTTGGAGTAGTTGAAGACGTCCATCCGCCAGTACTAGATAAGGTATTAGTTATACTGCTAACAGATGCTGCTGCTGGTGTACTTTCTGTTACTACGATCAAACTCAATGCCGAAGCAAACAATACTGAACCAGCGCCGCTAATATCGATAGTATTATTAAATGTGATAGTATACACTGCTGTATCAGGTAAGTTAATAGTTTCTCGAATGTCAGTTTCTAATGTACCACCATTACTTGTTGATCCTGCATCTTGTGTGTAAGTCTGCACGGGAGTCGCACCTTGAGTGATAACAATAGAACTGCTTAGTGACATTGTACCTGAAACAGCATCCATTGCAACATTATTAATCAACTCTAAATCAGCTGGACCTTGTACTGTAATGGTATAACTTGCATTAGGTTGTGACAGTTCAGTAAAATATGCCTGCTCTCCAGTTTGCGTCCATGAGGCCGGTTTAGTTAAGATGATGCCGCCTGGTGGCGTATAAGGCCCGGTAGTTGTTATTCTGTTTCCGGCATTTTCAAATCCAACTAGGGTTGCTAATCTTGCATTAGAAGTACACACACCGCTGAAACCTGTGTAAACTGTTGAACCTGCAGGAGTGTATCTAGTCCCTCTATAGGTTACAGCAGTAATATCAGTTAATGACCATTCGCTTGGAAAAATACTTTGTCCCCAACTGTTGTTAACAATAGTAGGATTTTTTCTACCTGTAGCATTATTAATTGTTTTATTTCGATGGAATGCTCTTATGTAATCAAAAACATAACTAAAGTTGCCAGGATTTCCAGTATCATAATATAGATTATAAATGTTAGCACTACGAGCCCAGCCTTGTGTATTGCCAGCAACTGTTCCTGCTACGTGCGTTGAGTGATCCCCAACTCCATACGTATAAGTACTATTCACACCATTGCCTATTTCGGCACTATGTTGATACCAATTGTATTGAATGGCCCTAGTACCACCAGTGCCGTCATCATTGACTTCAAAATCTGGATGATTCCATACAAGGCCATTAAGGTCACAGATTACTACATCAACATTACGACCAGTTTGAGTTAGAGTAATAGTTCCAGTTTGTGCAGGAGTACCTGTTCCGCCACCTTGATATCCGGTACCACCCCATCCTGAACGTTGCACTCCTTCGGTACACCTTAGCAATCCCCAGTTCTTCATAGCTGAGCCAGTGCTAGTTGACTTATCCCATGCTGTACTAGTTTGCTCAAATGCCGTTGTGCCTGCTTTAATACCTAAATATTGAGGAGCAATTGAAATTGTTTTAATTCTCGGATCGTTTCGTAATTCTTCTACTTCTAAATCCGTTAACAAGTAATGAGTATTTCTACTGGTAGTTCTACGATGTAAGCAGTCTACACTTCTTAATAGATTAATACCTGCAGGACTCTTACCTTCAGTTTCTAAATCAGCATAAATGCTATCTAAATCTTCGAAGTTATTAACAGTTACAATATATTCTTTTCTTTTAATGTAATCTGATATAGACATATTATGCCTCTAGTTGTACAACAACAAGTGTTACAGTAACATCTGTAGTACTACCTGACTTGTTAGTTACCCGAACAGGAATGTTAGTAGTTGGCAAACCTTCATTATTAAATCCAAATGCACCAGGACTGATTAGTATAGTACTTGCTCCTGTAGTAATAACTTCAGCAATAACTCCTGCACCTGGCAACGGATCTGTTCCTTCTAGTCTACTGTTGTCAGCTGTTCTGCTTGCAGAGTCAGTATATAATCTTACCCATGATGCAACACTAGTTTGAATTTTATAAAGAATGTATCCTTTAAATCCAGTAATGTCTATGTCGCC